GGTCGCTGGCCTGTCCCAGGCCGATCAGGACCGTGTCGATCTGGAAAGCGCGGCAGATATCGGCCTTGTTGTCGCCGGCCAGCTCCGGCATCGCCAGATCATCAAGCGGCACGGTGTTCGGCTCGAAGGCAACGCCTTCGTTCGACGTCACGTGCACCTTGTACGCATTGCGCGCCCCGCCGTGTTTGGTGAGGAATTTGCGCTCGATCGCCTTACCCTCCTCCGGCGACGCGCCGGGGACTTTGAGGATACCGGACAGCCGCGCGCCGTTGAAGAAGAAATTGGCCGCGTGGATCGCGATGTGGCGCGCGACGCCCACCTGCACCAGGACAAATTCGAGCGGACTGAGGCCGCCCAGCTCGTCGAACGGGTCGAAGACCGGCAGGTCGATGATTTCGCGTACCGGCACCGGCCGGCGCATGTTGTACAGCCAGTAGCCGACGATCCGCTCCTTGCCGGTGACCGGGTCCGGTTCGCGCATCGGCTCGACGTCGGGCGGGCGCAGCGGCTCCAGCCCAGCGAATGCCCCGTAGCGGTTCGATTTTTTCCACAGGTACGCGCGGCCCCAGATGTGCTGGCTGACACTGACGAACCATAGAAGCTGCTCGGCCTGGTGGACAAAGCCGCCAAGCGGATGAGCCAGGCCGCCGAGATCCGCCTCCAACACCTGCTCGCTCTCGCACTCGACCACATGCACCGCAATCGACGCCATCAGGTCGGCGGCCACTTGGATACACGCGGCCGCCGTGACGCTCTGGATATACGTCCGCGACAGGACGTCGTCGCTCACGTCCGTGTAGTCGCGCGTCAGGGCGTTCAGCAGGTTTTGCGTAAAACTGGCGCGGGTCGCGACGTTGTGCCACTCGGCTAGCGCGCCGCGAACCGGCCGCGTCGTGCCGTCGGCGTCCACGTAATACAGTTCGCGCGGGATCGCTTCTAGCGAGGTTGTGCGCGGGCGGAAACTGTTGCGTAGCCAATCTAGAATATTCATTAGATAAACCACCATCCTTGCGCGAGCTGGTTGAACCCGCCGGCCGTGGCGTCCGCTTGGTCGCGGTAGCGCCCGCTTGGGATCGCGACCAGCTCCTCGATGTATTCGCCGTTCCACGCGCCGCGCACTAGCCGCACGTTGCCCGCTTCAGCCTGGGCGACGAACGGCTCCAGCCGCGTGTCTTTGTCGCCGGTGGGCCGGTCGGGGTGCACGGTAAAACCGGCGAGTTTGCGGATGATCGCCGCCACCTGCGCCTTGCCGGCGTCGGCAGGCTCCTGCTCGACGTAATAGACAACGTGTCCGCGCGGGCGGTCGGTTTCGGCGGTCTGCCGGATCACGTCATCGCGCGCGCCGGGGGTCCAGAAACCACGCACCACGTCTTCGACGTAATAGACACCGTCCGCGCACGACAGCAGTACGCCAGCGGTCGCCGCGCCGCCGCCCTCGGTGCCTGCCGTGTCCCAGTACCGCACGCGCCGCGCTTCGGCCGGTGCCGCATCGACGATCTTCAGCCACTCGCGCTTGATCCACGCGCCCTCGCGCGGCCGTGGCACGCCCTGGTACTCGGCGCTCCAGACCAGACTGCCGACGTCTTTCTCCAACTCCTCCAGCGCTTCGGTGGAAAAGCGCTCAGGGCAAAGCGGCTCGCCGGGTTCGCGTCCAAGCGGGTCGCGCTGGCCGGTGGGCAGGCCGAGGTAGGTATCGTTGGCGTCGCGCGTCTCCTGGTCCTCAGCGCGGGCCGGCAAGCGCAAGACTTCCCACTCGGACCCTTGCGCCTGGAGCAGGCGCCCGGCCAGGTCGTCCTGGTGCCAGCGCGTCATGATCAGTACGACCGCGCCGTCTTCCCAAATGCGCGTGCGAAATGTGCCGCGCCACCAGTCCCAAACTTTGTCGCGTATCGTCTGCGACTGCGCCTGCTCCCAGTTCTCGAATGGGTCATCGATAACGCCCAGCATCGCGCCGTGGCCGGTGACCGGTCCGCCCACGCCCACCGCCAGCAGGCTGCCCCGGTGCGGCGCGGCAAGCTCCCAATGATCCACGGCGCGGCTGTCGCCCCGTGTGGTGACGCCGGGGAACAGGCGCGCGAACTCATTGCTTTCGACGATCGACCGGGCCTGGCGCGACTTGCTGTAAGCCAGGTTGGCGCCGTAGCTGGCGATGATTACAGGATGGTTTGGCCGGTGGCCGAGCCAGAAGGCGGGGAGGCGCACGCTGGCGAGTTCGCTCTTGCCGTGCTGGGGAGGGGCGAAGATCATCAACCGCTTGCACTCGCCGTCGACGACGCGCTCCAGCGCGCCTGCGATCAGGTGGTGCGCCGGTTCGGCGCGGTACTGGGGAAACGTGTACCGCGTGAAGTCGATCAACCGCTCGCGGGCCAGGGCCGCGTCAGTCGGGGTCGTCAACAGCGCCTCCATCTCGGCGAGTTCGCGCTGCCTCAAGTAGGGCAGCAATTCGAGCAGCTCGCTCCTCGGCGGGTAGCTCATCGACCTGGACCTGATGCGTGGCCTTGGTGGCCGTCTCGACCGTGGCGCGGTCCAGCACCGAGTTGGCCGCGCGCTGGGCGTTCACGCTGTCGGCGCGCGCGATCAGCCCCAGCGCGGTCAGGATCGCGGCGCGCGCCTTCTCGTCTTGCTCGACCGCCAGGCGTTCGCGCAGCGGTTCGGCGGCCGCGCCGTGGCCGGCTGCGCCCAGCATGTCGGCGGCCAGCCTCCGCTCCTCCGGCGTCGGCGCGTCTAGGGCCTCGATCAGGGCTTCCAGCGCGACCGGGTCGCCGGCGAGCTGGCGCTGGAGTTCGCGCGCGGCTTGCGGCGCGCAAGCGCGCAAGATCTGGAGCGTTTCCTGGCCGGCGTTCTCCGCCAGCCACGCGACCAGGTCGCGCTTCGCCAGGGCAACCGCGCGCCGGAACGGTTCCTGATGCGACCAGCCGGGGCGGCCGGTGCGGCCGTAGTAGGTAGAGCGTGCGCAGATGCGCTGTTCGGCGGGGCCGGAGAGCAGCGAGTTGACGCCGCGACCCTCGGCGGCAGCCTGGGCGATGCGTATCGCGCCCATCGCCTGCTGTGGGGTCAGGTCGTTCAGTGCGCTTTGGGCTTCTTCGCTGATCCACTCGTCCACTCATCACCTGGTAGCAATTTGGTTGCAACCTTTTCGCTGGTTGGAGGCGCTTCTGGTCTTTTCACGCCGTCGCTTTCCTAACTACACGAAAGGGCCGCGAAATAAACTGGCTCTACATACAGGATATAGGGCCAGGGCGTCAAGATGTCTCGCGATGTCTCGTTTTATGTCTCGTTTTGTTCGGCCAATACCCACCCGCCGCGCTCGCCCACGCGCTCAATTACGCCGCGCCGCTCCAGGCTGCGCAAGCGCCGCCACGCATTACCGCGGGACACAAACAGACGCGCCGCAACCGCGCGCGTGGGCACCGCTCGCCGCACGTTGCTCCAGACCTGGCGAAACGCCATCAGGGTTTCCTGCTCGATAGGGGGGAGATCGGCGTCGCTTTCGGGCACGGTCAGGCACAAGCGTACTTCGACGCGCACCATGCCGTCGCCTATTGGTTCGCCGTAGCGGCGGATCAGGGCGGTCAGGTCGGCCAGCTCGTCGAGCGTGACGGTGGGGGAGGTAGTCAAGGGGTTAGTCCTCGGTAAACTCCAGTTCATTGTTTATGAAGTCAACAAAGGCGAGAGCGTCGCGAAAATAGGATGGCGCCAAGACGCACCGGCAATTCGGGTGCCCAAGCTCTAAAAGCTTGCGCCGGGCGACCTCGACCAATTCATACCGAAGCTCTCGCCCTGCGTCCTCAGGCTCATCTTGCAGGACCATTATCTTGTCGCGTAATTGCTCTATTCTATCAACCTCTTGCAGCTCTTCGTCTTGCGTTTCGCCGTCCTGGCATAACAACCAGATCAAAGCCCATCGCAAAAAGTTAATCATCGCCGGCCTCCAATCCAAGCTCTTCGATCAACATATCAAGACACTTGATAAATCCTCTGAGGAAAAGCGGGTGAATCGTAGCCTCGCGTTTAAGCAGCGCGGCATTAGATAGCATGGCTAGCACCTCAAATGCCGTATCCGTCATAATCGCGGCGTAAGTAATGGGTGCCCGAAGCTGAAAACTCCGCGTAAAACGGGATAGCCTATCGGCCACATCCGGCGTAAACCGAACGAGAGATAAACCACCGCCTAGGGCGCGAAGTTGCACAAGCGGGTCATCCATCGTCTCCCTCCGCATCAATCACCCACCCAACGCCC